TTCACATTCGTTCACATTCGTTCACATTGAATACACACCAGATGTCATAGGGATGCGTTTAAGCTCACCTAGTTCTGGTAATATGTAGTTTGAAGGTGTGAGTGGAATATATGTATTTGAATTATATGAAGAAGGTGATAACAAATCATGTGCTGGTGTAAGTGATGATACTACCTGTGATGTATTCTTCTTATGAAGTCCCAAAAACCATCTTCTGACAACATATTCAATTATAAGGAATGCACCAATTACAATGAATATCCATGTAATTAAATCTTGTGCGAAACCATCAAAATCAAAGTTTACTTTGTCACCGAAAATGTCGGTTACACTTTTGTACATCCTGTTGCTTACATTCTGAAGAATAACTTTACCAACAATAAAATAACATGCTGGCATCAGAATATCAGTTACAAAAGCCTTTATGAAAGTTGCAGACGCAATACCTATAGTAATTGCAGCAGCGGTTGTAACAATACCATTCCTTATCAAAAAATCTTTAAAATCGTCGTTCGCTTCGAATTGCATTTCTTATATTTGTATATATTTTTTTAGTTTAACGACGATGAAACTCGTAAGAGTAAACAATACTCCTCCCCATAACGTGTCTAGAATTGCAACTTTCCATGAGTAATCACGCAATACCGCAAGATTCGTAAAATTATATACTGCGTATGTAAGCAATCCTAGAAGCCCTGCAACCCTAATAGCGTCAAAGAAAGATCCACCTGCATTTTCTACACCAGGTACTGCGTAAAATGCAATCATAATAAATATTGCAAGGTATGCAAATATTGCAGCTTTCCAATCTACAATGAATGGCGCTTTCTGGACATTGGAATACATTCTCTGATACATGTGTGAATTTAATGTTAGCCAAATACCATCTAATACTGCTACAGTAAGTATAATTAAAATATACATTTGTTTTTATTCATATATTAATATCCATATTTTATCTGACCTTCTAAAAAGTATATGATTTCTTCTTGGTTTTTGATAATGCATAACATTTTCTGGTGTTCTGCTTTGTAATATGCTAGTTTTTGTTGAAGTTCAATCAAATCATCAGCGTGTAATGTAATTATCTTAGACTTTCTCTCTTTCCACATATTTGAAAGCACCATAAATCGCTCCTTGCGTGACGCAATATCCTTTACAATACACATGTTCTGTTGTACAAATTCCCACCACGCATTACGAGGCTTTTCCATTATTTCGCTATATTTGCCGCTTATGCTCTTTTAAATAACAATTACATTTTAACTGCATGATACAACTTGTGGTTAATTCCAACACGTGCAGCTTCTTCATCCATCCATTTCTTCGTCTTCTTTTGCCAACTCATAATGCCAATGATATCTTCAGGGAAATTGTCAATCTTGTATCCAATATTTTTACACAATGTCGGTGGATACAATTCGATAAAACCTGACCTTTCTCCCAAATAACAATCCATTACTTCTACAAGTCGTTTACTAAGTCGACATACTGCACAAAACGCGTTTATGCGGTCACATCGTGGAATATCCCATCCATATATTCTTTCGAATGCGGAGCTTGGCCAGCTCATCTTTCCTATCATGTATGCCAGCAGGTCACAAGTATGTCCTTTGCATTTATCAACAACTACATTCCAATCCCCATTACAATATACATCATTCTCAATTGACCACATATAATCATATTGTGCATGTTCACCCCCCAACATTCTGTGCAATATACACCAAGCAGTTTCATAAGTTAACTTGTTTTCCTTGTGATGTTCATTATATTGTTTCATATCGTTGTCATGTATTAACAATACACCTGGTCCTGATTCAAACTTACCTTGCATAGGTTTTAATACGGATGATTTGGGAATTCCGAGTTTTTCTTCATATTCCGTTGACCATGATTGATGTGTATCATCAAATGTAATAAATACATTTTGTTTTCCAAAACACGAACATAATTTATGGTATTCTTCATATATATATTGCGTAAATATATGAGTTTTGAAAACAAATAGATGTCTACTCATGGTGCACTAATATTTATAAAGCATATAAAATCAATTTCTTTCCGTAATGATGTGCATTTCTAAATATGGATTGATATAACTCACTGCAAGTGAAACATTAGACGTTATGTGCACAAGCCATTTACACTTGCTCAGACAAATTGCCTCTTTTAATATATCTTTTCCTATTTTTGAACTCATTTCGTTCTTTTGACATTTAGTGTAGTGAAGCTGGTATCCAACACCATTGATAAAATCCATATCATCATTTTGAGCACCATTCTTAGATTTGGCGTGCGCCCACTCCAAGATATTATCAAGATCAACTCTGTCAATGTCTGGCAATGAAAAAACACATTTTGTCCCATATCTTTTCTCAAATGCTACTATCCCAAACTCGTTATCGGATGCAATAAAAATTTTAGCATACGGGTGTTTCACAAGTAAACCGTCAACGATTTTAAAATAATCACGAAGGTATATCTCACCACTCTCAACATAGTGACTAGGGTGCCTGTAATGTACTCCTATGACGTTTCCAAATCGTTGGAATGTGTTATTCCAATATGTGTTTACTTCGTTCACAATATCAGCTTTTATTTTGATGTATTTCTTAAAAAATTTGTATACATAGATTCTCCATGGAGCGAATCTTTCTTTATCCAACATCAAGTTTTGATAAGCGTTGGGAAACATGAATTCGGTACTTGCAAGCTCGCCTTGAGTTATTGAATAGTTTGTGAATCCACCAGATTCGTGTTCGTTGTCTCCGTGATAAAATTCTACGGGCTCGAAATAATCAAACCAATTGTTATCGTTCTCTGACCAGTAACAAAAATGCCGATTCTCTTTATTAACAGATTGAAAAGCTAATTTATTATAATATGGATACACACGCCCACCTTTTGTTAATGAACCGATGTAAAAGTTAAAAACGGAAAAAAATCCTGCATCTCTTGGAATGAACATCATCGGTTTTGGATACAAACTTCCTTCTAGAGACATTGTTGCGGGATACATCAAGTAGGGACTGACCCAAATGTCTCCATTTATTCTTTCACACAAACTTATCAATTCACACTTACTAGGTAGATTTTCATTGATTTCACAAAGCTCACCGAATCGTTCTAACACATTTTTGAGTTGTTTTCCATCAATGATCATCATATCACCACAACCACTATATACTTGTGTCCATCCATTAAATATATGGAGCCTATCTAACCAATGTGCACTTGTACCATAATAAAAGGGAAATTGTGGGTATAGCTTATCTATTGATATTTCGTCATTAAAGAAACGAAGTGCGAATGCGTCATAATGATAAAAAGACTTTTGAAAACAACAATTCGCGCATATTATACTCCACTGTTCGGCAAGGCCAAAACTTTTTATGATCCCGTCTACATCAATATTACCCACAAAATCCGTATTTGTCAAAAGGAAATAATCATGGTCTGTACCGAAATGATTGATAGCGTCAAGGATATTCTTGTTTCTCATCTTGGCGAACACAGGAATCCTGTTCCCTAAAGTACCATCCTTGTTGACCACAATTATATCTTCAGAATCATCAAACGTTCCATTGACATTTTTATCTTCCAATATCCATTCTTGTAAGATCTGCTCGCTTTTGTCAGAAGAATTGTTATGATAAAAGTAAAAACACACCCTATCAAAATATGTTCTCAAGTCAGAAATCAACTTTTTTAGATATATAATATTGTTTTCAATATTTTTTGCCAAACCAAAAACAAGGAGCGTTTTGTTCTTAATCAAAGATGTATTTACAGTCTTTTCCGTAACACTTGTTTCCCCGCAGAAACTAATAAAATTTTGTTTGGCCAAAAATTCAGATTTGATCATCTGTTCAACTGCATATTCATGTGATGGTGTAAAATTAAATGGCACCATTGAAAGAGCCTTAGCTTGTTGATCTGGAGTAGGCAGCGAGCCAGTAATATCAATGAACATTGATTTTATTTTTTCCACTATATGTCTCTTCATTTCAATTTCACAATAAACATTTTGCTAAATGTAAACGAATGTTCATGTTATTCATCATTTGTATGGTCAAGTTGTGTTAGAATAATCAGTAATACAATAAATATAATAATTATTAAAATATATATCGTATTAATGCTCTCATCCATATCGCTATCGTCCATATGACACATGTCTGTATTATAGAACAATAGATCTGACGACATATTCCCTAGTCTCTTGATTGTTTTTTCAATAGTTTCAATCATCACCTTTACAGGGAGCCCAGGGAGTCCAGGGATACCAATGTTCTTAGATTTACATACGACATTACAGCGTATGTTTACAGGTGCGCTTAATGATCTAGGGGCCACTCTTTGGGTCCTTATCATTAAGTTCTAAAAAGAAGTTTATATAATTGCATTTAGAATAAACCGAAAAATGGTTTCTGTTGTTTTTCATCCTGGCTACATGCACCAAGACCTTCCTTGGGGCATAACATAGTACCTTGTGCGGTATAAATACAAGGTTGTGCTGCGTAATTACATTCACTTTTCATGAATGGTTGATAGTCGGAAGGAGGTTGGGACATACCAACCATCATTTGAGAAGGTAAGTCTGGAGCAACGTTTGATGGCATTTGGTCGGTAAAACCTTCAATCATTCCACAATGAGTGCATTGATTCATTTATTTATATATTCAGAAAAGATTTATTGGATGTATTTATAAATCATATTTTTAACACTTTCAATATTTGCTCCGGTAACTTTTTGTTCAAGTTTTCCATCCTTGATTAATGCAAAGGTCGGCATCGCCGTTACTCCCGCAAACTGTGCAACATCTTCAGCATCGTCAACGTCGCATTTAATAAACAACACGTCTTTCATCTCTTCTAGTGTACTGAGATGTTCAAAATATGGACCAATCATCTTACATGGCCCACACCAAGTAGCATGAAAATCAATAACAATAATTTTGTCATGTTGCGCAGCATAACTGTTCAGAGTTTGTAGATCCTCCATAGAGGAGACTTTAAAAAGGTTATGAGATGACATATATTATTGATTATGTAAAAAAATTTACAATCAATTAACACACGATTAAAAAATTTGATGCACTTATAAGCCAAGATTAATCAAGTCTAAAGACAAGTCAAGTGTCAATGCTTCCTTCAATCACTTGGTTTGATATCGGCGACATTGTGTTTAATGAGAGAGATTATTGCGAATATGAAGTTGTATTGAAAAATGGACAAAAAATGTATAAGAAACTAAAGAACGTGCCAGAGGTGATACATATTATTGATGAACATGCTTCAAGCATTGACGATATGTTTATCAATATTGCAATAAATCAGATTGATAAGGAGCTACAAAATGCTAATTTGACAAGTTATGATAAAACTATTCTTATTTCAGAGATGTGGAAACACTTCAAATCTTCCAAATAAACTCATTTAACATTTACGTTTGCAAGTACAAATATGGAGATCAATTCAAATCAATCCATTCTTCCAATGATATTGGCAATGAAAGATGGTGTAAAAAACAAAGACATTAAAGACATCATTAAACAACTTTTGTTAATTGATTTAGGTACAAAAGCACTTCCTTTTCTTATTACACGAATCTTCCAACGTGCGAAAAAAAATAAGAGTACTATTGATCTAAGAAAAGACCCCGATAACGAGCTGACGAACAAATCGTCATCGCTACAAATTCATCGCATTTATGAAAAAAACAATGAAAATGATACATTCGATGCCATAATATGGAGATTGTGCCAACTTCCACAAACCAAACATTTAAAACTAGATGCAAACGGTATCTATGTTCTGTCACATTATAATACAATCAAGATTGATGACGAGTTTTTTGTTCATCAAACTTCAATCAACTTTGATGAAAAAAAAGCGGTTACAGAATGTAGTATCGAAATATTTTCATATACATCTGATTTGCTGAACCTTAAAGACTACCTATGCGATCTTGTGCATAAATTCAATCTTCACAAGAATAATCAACTCGGACAAACTATTTATTATTTCGATGAGATACCTACTAGTCTACCACGTTTTATCGACAATTCTCTAAATTATGATATTGCTCCTAAAAACATGACATTCACAATGTCAAAATTGTGCACCAATAAAAGTCTTGAAAATATTTATGGCAAGGCCATGGACATTGTCAGAAGGCGTGTCAAGTTTTTTATGACCAATAAAAGGTGGTATCAAGATAAAGGCATTCCATATACTCTGGGTATTCTAATGTATGGAGAGCCTGGATGCGGAAAAACCAGTTTGATAAAAGCGCTAAGCAAAGATTGTCAACGTCATGTTTTTAATATTAAATTATCAGATTCAACAACAGTTTCTCAAATAAATAACTTGTTCTTTAGCGAGCGTGTCCACACAACTGTTGATGGAGTAAGTTCAGCATACAATATTCCAATTGACAAGAGAATTATTGTACTTGAAGATATTGATTGTCTCTCAAACATAGTATTGGACAGAAATGTCACACAAGTATCATCTATGCGGGACGCTCCTTTACCAAAATTGCAATCGGTAAAACACGATCCATTTGTAAATTTCGGCGACAACGCCATGCAATCCATGCAATTTATGCCGGTAAATTCGACAGGTTCTATATTGCCACCTATTCATCATACTCAAAAGTTAACATTGTCTTATTTTCTCAATGTGTTAGATGGTGTCCTTGAAACTCCGGGACGTATAATAATTATGACAAGTAATCATCCAGACAAACTTGACAAGGCCCTTGTGAGACCAGGTCGTATTGATCTCAAGGTTCATTTTGAGAAATGTAGCCGTGATGATGTGCTTGAGATGATTAATAAGATAACATGTAACAGCATAACAACGACTGACATTATTAATGTGCCAGAGTTCAAATGGACTCCTGCAGAAGTTACACAAAAGATATTTGAAAATATTAACGAAGATATATCTGTAATAATTGATGCATTATCTATAAAGCTATAAATTTGAATTAAAATTTCAATATTAAATGAAGTATATATAATGGTATCTCCATTTGCTAACGCTGCTATTCAGGAGTCAAGCTGTTTGTTTTTCCCAAAATTTGATGAAACACGTGCGCGCATCAACAAATTCATGAGAGTTCAGTTAAAAATTGCTGCACCAGTGTCGTACAGATCACTTCCACCACCAAATAATGTGCAAGTTAAAAAAGTAAAGAATTATAAACATATGAAAAACGTTGGGACTTTAATGGTGACTGCAAAGAAACCATTCAGAGTTAGGTTTAATGTTCCTGATACAAAGTAAATTACTGTGTGTACATTAGAAACACAATAATGTAACTTATTACAATGTCAACAGAGTAATGTGCGCGAGTCATCAAGATAAAGAAAGAATATAATATTGTACAACTTATAACTACAATCAGTAAGAAGTGATGTTCGGACCATGATAAATATTTTAAATAGAGCAAACACAATAACAAGACAAACGAATTGTGACCAGAGAATATCTGATGAAAACAATGATTTATTTGTTTTTTTCTTGCACATTCCGGATTGGAAGCAGGGAGAAATGTGAAAAATATTGTAATGGCCTTCAACATCACAATAAACATGAAACTTTCCCAAAACTCATATACGTATTGCAGAAATGTCCCGTTCTTATACACAAAATATAATGGAACAAGGAATAATATGAGTACAACATCTCGTAAATATACGTATTTTGAGAAATCAGGAAGCATATCGTGAAGCGCATCTTTAAGTGGAGATTGAAATCCTTCTTTAATACCAATATTATATGTATGGAAATTTGACAGAAAATAGAACAAACATGTTGATATCGTTAATAATACCAAATCTAGAATTTCACCCATTACATGAAATTCATAAAAATAAAAGTGTGTTTATACGAATGCTTTACAATACCATGCAATTGCATCACATGGATTCTTACAGATTGTGTTGATCTGACCAAGAATAACGGTACCAATTGCAGCAATTGCAATAGCAGATATTACATTATTAACTACTTGTACGACTGGAACTTCCTTTGCTACTTTACACACTTCATCGTCTTCATCGTCTTCATCGTCTTCATCATCAACACCACCGTTTTCATTGTCTTCATCAACATCTGACCCATCATCAGTATCATACATAAAATATTCATGTGTTTCAGGCAAACATTGAAACAAATTAGTGTTTGAAGAGAAACGCCATGTTTCATCATCATAGTCGTCATCATAAAAAATGTCATCCTTCACAAATTCTCCGTCATCGTACATGACATCGCATCTGACAAAATGCCCATAATCATCCTTTCCATATTCGTGGACTTTATTGACACAGCCTACGTACCATCGCATTCGGTCATCATCATCATCATTATCATTATCA